ACTTGTACCAAGATCGTCAAGCGACGGATCATACTGAAACGTAACACCGTTATAGTTGATCTCACCGATTGAGATGTCAGCACCCTTGGCAAACCCGGTTTGTGTGTAGTTACCGTTGTCTCTCAACTCCGTCACCAGACGATCAAGAAACGTCGAGCCACACAAGGCTATGTTGGGGCGTCCACCGTAACGACGCAGCTGCCTCATCTCTGTGTGAATAGTCTCCACCAGATCGTCAGCAGTAGCGATTTTGTTGGCACCAATCAAAGAGCGATTACGCCAGTATTCGTTACCGGAAGTTGCACGGTTAATACCGCCGACAGTACCAGTGGTTGGATCGTCCGTTACGAACGCCCGAACACCAGCAATTGCCTTGGGATCAGACGTACCGTCGCCCCAAAGCAGAGTGTTCATGCCCCTTGAATAGCCTTCCATCATGTCCTCAAGTTTGTCCTCAAGGAGATTGGCAAGCATGGTCATGTCACGTCTGCTGTGTTGTGAAACTTCTGCGCCATCGGTATCTACAACGCTGATACCGTCATGCTTCAGTTCCGTGTGAGTGAGAGAAATACCAGCGTGATGTTCACGCCAGGTGTAGTTCGCTCGGACAATGTTTGCAGGGTTCGCATACGATACCGTATCGTTGTGCGTGTAACCCGCAACCGTAGTTGTGTAAGCACCCTTAACAGCCAGATTCACATCGCCTTTGCCGCCGGGAAAAGATTTCGCCTTGGCGTCCATAGCTTTGAGAAGTGGCTTGTTTTGGATGGTCTGCGACAGCACATCGCCTTTGTCGATATAAAAATCGAGCGCAGCGTTGGCTATGTTAGACAGTTCACCCGCTGAAAAAGCCATTGTTAATTAGCCCTCATAATGTTGAATTAAAGCTAACGCCTTACCGCCTGTTCCATTGCCTCTTGTAAAGACTTTGGGTCAGGTGTTGGCGTTCCGCTCACTTTACCGCCCCCCACGGGGTGAATTGGTTGCTTGGGATCGCCTGAGAATTTACGCAAATGGTCATTAACTGACTCATAAGCCTCTCTCGCCATTTCAATCCCTTCATCAGCTGTGCGTGGCTGTCCACGTTCAGCAACCATTCCTCGAACCCGATCAGAGATCAGTGTCTGTTTCATATCAAAATCAGGGTCGGTGTTTCGCGTTGTGGTTTCCCAAGAACCGACAGCAGCTTGGATATTTAGTTGGCTATTGTGAGCCTGTTGCGCTTCTGCAAATTTGTTGTGCTGTTGCGACAACTCATTCTGCATCCGCGCCTGGGCTAACTCGGTTGCCGTTTCCTGGTCTATATACCCCTCGTCCATACGAGTTTGTATGTCCTCGGGTAAGACCTCGCCGGTATACCGACCCAACATTTCCAAATGAGGCATCATAGCCTTTTGAGCAGCAGATGGATCATTTTTCATCAGAGCCATAATCTTCATACCCTCTGCCATTTCATCGGGAGTCAGTTGGTTCTCATTCATAAAATCGATCACTTGGTCGAATTGTCCAGATTTCTCTCTAAATTCTTCCGCTTGCTGCTTAAACTCTTTCCGCTCTTGGATAACCTGACGAAAGCGTGGGTGCTTGTTGAAAGGAACGTCCTTAAAGTCCTCGTTATCCTCAGACTGTTCCAGACGCACATCAACAGGTTCCCGTACCGACTCGTCCTCTGCTATGGCGGTGGGTGATCCCGCTTCATCTTCACTCGCCTCTACCTCTGGCTCTTGTGGCTTTACAACGTCCTCAAGAACCGAAAGTAGACTCTCAGAAGATTCACCCTCATCACTGGACGGTTGTGATTGCTCTGCTTCAGTCGCTTCGGGGGCTTCTGTAGATTGAGCTTCTACGTCCTCAACACCAGTGGACGGCTCTGGTGCGTTTTCAACGGCTGGTTCTGCCATTCGTCCTACTCCGGTTAAACATTGTTTGCGCCCATTGGTGCTACCGAACCTTCCGGTTGACGCGGATCAGGCAATTGGTTTGCACCACGTTGCCCCTGTTGGGAAGGTTCGTTACCAGGGCCAGCCATCGCGTCTTGCGCGGTTGCTTGCGCCTGTTCTATTGAATTCTGAGCAGATATGCTCAACACTCCATCGTTTATCGCCCTGTCGATGTCCAGCTTGTCATCCATGCGTTTAAGCACTTCCTTGACCAGCCATACGGGATCGATCCCCGGCATCTGAATCAGGAACGGTAATATTCTTTCTAGGTTGGCAAGTTCCGCTGCGCGGTTTGGCTTGCCCGTCGATCCAGCCTCGATCTCAAGATAGATTTCTTCTTGTCTTTGCTGAGTTGAGAATTCCGGCCACGTTGCACCTGGGCCAGCAATGTGTTTGACCTGATCGAGCGACATTTCTTGCAGTAACACTTGGCCCGATAAACGCGCGATCTCAGTCATAAAAGAATCCAGTTCATCGACGTTTGCGCCCATGCTAGACATTCTTGAACTCTCAGCAATCGAGGTTTCCGTGGCAGTTGCTTTCGAGATACCGCCGAATGTTGCCTCTTGCGCGCCTACCACCAGCTGAATGTCATCGAATATCGTTTTGACTTCGTACAAATTCGGGTCAATACCGATCATCGGCACGGGCTGTAATACGTCAGTGACCTTCTGACCCGCTGCAAGCGCCTGGAGTTCAAGTACCGCGTTTGCTGGGTGCAATTGCAACTTGGCTCGATCTTCGTCCTCAAGCATCCCCGCTGCGGTTGCATACTTGGGGCGGTTGGCGCGTCTATGCTCCCGCAACCCTTGTCGAGCGCGGTTGTATTCACCCTGCATGGGGGCAAGTAACGCAACATCGGACATCGGATACAGTTTTTCCTTATGTTCGACATCGTTAAACGTCAAAGACATGATCGGCCAGAAGGTTTCCAGCTTCATTGGTGGCGCAACTGGCTCGGTAAGGAAGTCAGAACACCCATCTGCGACCACATACATCAATCCTGACGGTTTATCGTAAACCTCATAAACCAAAACTAGGTTGCTACGAGTGCCTTGATGCTGATCGAACTCTGTAACATCGGAATACAGCTTGCGATCCTCTGCAACCCCCTTCATATCGTATGAAACGGCCTCTTTTCGGATGTCCTTACCGTAAATCTCCGAAACTTCATCCTTTGTTAGAAACATCTTGTGCGCGATCCATTTTGCGCCGACAAAACCACGCAATTGATTCGCCATCGGATCAATAATGATCGAATCTGCCTCTGGAAAATCAAAAACAAGACCTTCTCGAACAACCATCATCGGCTCGGACACCAAGGAATCCAGCATGAGGCGTAATTCTTCTAATTCGGCGTTTTGTTCAGTCAGATCGCCCTGTGCCATTTCACCAGCAAGCCGTTGAAGCCTACCCAACTGAGCGGTGACATCATTTATCTTTGCAGACACCTCGGGCCTTCGTTCCATCTGCCTCTGAAAGCCTATTTTTACGAATCCGCACCCCGTAACAATGACTCGACGCACCAAGGACTTTGCCTGTGTCTTGAAATCGGGATTTTGCTCGCTCATAAAATAGGTAAACAGGATTTCAAGCGTTTTACCAATCCGCTCCAACATCTTTCTGCGATTCTGGCCTTCTGTATAATCGTCCATGACGCTCTGCGCCTTGATGTACATCGGCGCAAGCTGCCCACCAGTGGGATCACCGTACTGTTGTGCTGCCTGGACGCCCATTTGCGCCCTCTGTAATGTCTTGTTGTCCTCATCCCATACTGAAAAATCCATACGTTCACGGCGTTTTGCCACCGCTTTCGGATTTTTCGCATACAAGGCAGCTGTACGCTGCTGGACATGACGCTGGACGATGTTGGCGACATACCATTCATCGTTCCAATTCTCATCGTGGCCCTTGGCTGATAACTCCATATCCCGTTTCATCTGCTTGAACGCGGGTTGATGGAACTTCTCACCTGATTTGACGCGATCAAGAATCTTCTTAACCAGTAATGACCTCGGAGCCTCTGGTTTTTCAACCACTTGACTGACGCCTAGTTCAGATAATTCTTGATTTTGTTCGTTTTCGGCCATTTTAGAATCCTACTGCTGCCTTTTGTCGTTGTTGGATACTGGCGCGATAATCACTATCGAATTTCACCCACCCTAAAGTACCTTCCTTCGGCAAAATGCGAATGTTTTTGGTGATTCCGGGGCCGTGTTGACGCTGTAACCCCATGCCAACCCAGGACAAAGCATCTACAAAGTCATCATGCCGTGCATTAGGGAACTTCATCAGTTCATCAGTGGCTTTAACCATCCACGGCGCGACAGTGGGAAAATAAACCTTCCCCATCGCCATACGTCCTTGAATTGATTGCGCGCGTTGCACCTTATTCGCCACAGGTGTAACTTCTTCAACAGCGCAATACACGCCTTCCTCGACCATACGTTTTCTGAGGAATGGGCCAATAGATTTAGTGATGTGGCCTTTTTCTGCCCACCAGATCAATGGTTTCCACTGACGCATTAAGTTCAGCATTGCTGTTACCACCTTGTCAGCTGGAGCCATTTCCCACCAGACATCGAGAACGTAAATATCTTGATTCTCATCAACACCCACGACGATCATTACGGTGTAATCGTTACGAGTCTTATCAACGCCTATAGCATGATCCGATGCAGCGTATATCCGTAAGTTCTTGGGGCGTAATCTCTTGTTATACGATTTCATGTAATCGCGTCTGAAGAAATCGCCATCTTCCGGTGATGGCTGCTGCTGATAAAGCGCACTGAACCCACGGGGGTCTAATCGCTTCTGGGCCTCTAGGAATTCGAGATCAAACCGATCCGGCCACAGCACTTCACCCTTCTCGCGGCCTAACGTATCCTCATCACCCGCAATAGCTGGTAAATTGATAACTTTCCACTTAGCCGCTTCGATCTCGTTGTAATACGGAGACAACGGATCAGTCAAACGACCTATCAGATCGTCCTCATGCCATCGTGTGTGAACAATAATGACGCTGGCAGAAGCAGTCATCAATCGAGTCATCGCCACCTGGGTAAACCAATCGTATAGTTTTTGGCGGATCGTTGGTGATCCCGCTTCTTCAGCGTCTTTAATAGGGTCGTCAATAATCAGGAAATCAGCACCACGGCCCGTGATCGAACCGCCACGGCCTACGAACACAGCCATACCACCAGCTTCAGACTGAATTCGGCTCTTACTGGCCCCGCCCTTTCTGAAAGAGAAATTAGGGAATACCTGTTTATACTGTGGTGAAGATTGAATTGATCTCACGTCAGCACCGAAATCCGCAGCGAAATCCTCGTTATACGTCGCAAAGATAACGTCGCGGTATCCGTCTTTCCCCATCAGCCAGGAGATAAAACGACGGGAAATCAATTCACTCTTTCCGTGTCTTGGGGGAAGGGTCACAATCAATCTAGGTACATGACCTTTCTCCACTTCTTCCAATACTTTCGCCAGGGCGCGATGATGCTTGGCGTCTTTGAACATAGAACGCTCAATGTCCTCTGCATCATCGGGATCAGGCATAGTGAACTTAACGAACTTCAAAAAATCCTCACGGCACTCGACAGCGCGTTTCTGCCGAGCAGCCACGGCCATCTTCTGCTCTAACTCTTTCAGTTGAGCTTCTTTAGCTTGTAGTTCGTTTTCGGCTTTAGAAACCATCTTTATTCATCATCCGAACTTGTTGTCTCTGCACCTTTGGGCCAATCAAAATCCGGTAATTCTTCAGTCATCACTTCCCCACCCTCACCGTACCGCACTTGATACCGTACTGGCTTCAAAACGTACCTGACGTATACCCCCTCTGGTGGGGGGATGTGCCAAAAATTAGCCCACCAATCGCGTATCATTTTCCACTCTTTTTTTGGCGATTTAACTGAGTCGGCCCAGGTAATATCCACCCTATAAGAACCGGCCCCAGGAACAAGAGTAGCAGGCCAAAACCGCCAAGTTCCACAGCCTTTTGAGCCACCGTCCACAGGTTGTCCGGGGCTTTGTGAATGATCCTCGCTGCTGGGCTGTCCACCACTTCCGTTACCGCATCCGTTATGAACCCCCCAGCCGCTGCTCCAGCTATAGGGGCCAATGCGCTTCCACTCGCCACCGTTGCGATCCCCGCGCCCGTCGCTGCTCCAACCGCCACTAGACCCGATTTCTTCATCGCTGTGCATCCGCTCAGAACCAGACAAAGACATACGCTAATTGCCAATCGACTGAACAATTCCTATCACCGCAAAAGCAACAAGCACTAAAACTATGATCTTCTGTTTTTTAGAAGCACCCGACCACCAGCCCATAAATTTTTCCATACCGTTCTCTCTGTATTAAAGTTATCAACCTAACCACTTTGAAATAAGACTACCTCCAACGCCACTCAAACCAACGGTAGCAAGGACGATTCCTATTCCTATACCTTTCGTTTTGTGGAGTTGCTGTTCGAGCATATCGACCTTTTCTGAGTTCGAGCGCACTGCATCTTCCAAAGTTTCAATCTTCTGGATAAGCCGTCCGATCACGATTGGGTCTATGTCCAACGGACAATTCGTGGGTACAGGATTCATACGCCCTACGTTTCCGTGCCGTCAGGCATCGGCAATAACGGCTCGGGATAGTCAATTGGTTCAGCGGCAAGAATAAATGCCATCCCCTCGGCACTGCGACCGCTCCAGACTAGGCAAGTACCCCCAGGTTT